CTTGGTGAATGCATATAAGACTGCAAATGGTTGGAGTTTATTAGCAGATAAGATCGTCCCTTTAAGTACTTTTGTTATGCCAGTTCTATAGCCCTAGTCACTAGGGCTTTTTTTACGGGGAAAAAATTAGGAAGGTCAAAAAAAGCCGTTTTTTGCTTTCTGCACAATAGGTTCATCGGTTCGCCATATTCGGCAAATAGAGGAAACCTTTTATGTTGTTATCAAAAGAAGTGATCGAACAATCATCTAAAGAACAAGCAGAGCACATTGCGCGTACAACTGCATTTATGTCTTTGATGCAATATGGCAACCCTGCCCGTGATGCATCTGTAACTCATGGGGCAATGTTTGACAGTGTTATGGCTTCTGCTGCAAATGGTGGCGTTCCAATTGAATCAATCATGCCGCAATCACTCATTACTATGCGTGATGCACTTAAAGACAAGCTGAACCTTCGTGGTGAGCGCTCTTTCAATAGTATTCTTGACTCAATTGGTACAGGTGTAGAGGCATATCGTAACCGTCATGGCGGCTCAATGCCTTCAATGGGATTGGTTGCTGCTGCCTTAGCAAACGGCGCATTGCTTTATGGAGGTCTGGATTCAAGTAAAACAAACGGGCTTTTTGATTCTGCAAATATTAACCCAAATGCAAACAAACAGTTCCTAGACAGTGTTTCGGCAAAAGGTTCTAGCCATACTGCTGAAGTTCCAACTTTAGCGATGGTAACTATTGCAACGACCATTGCAAATGCATTGCCTATCGTGGCTTACCTGCCAAATCCGAAAGGCTCTCAAACTGTTCCTTTAGTATACGTGCGTCATGTTGCATCACAGGCTTATGGTGAAACAGAACAGAATGCATTCTTGGATGGTGCGAAAGCTGCTGCACAATATTTTGATGCCGTACACCGCTTTGAAATGACTTCTGCTGATCAACTTACCTTTACAGTTAAAACTGCACGTTGCAAACAGTCTGGCACAATGTCACCTGATGCTAATTCAGGTCGTCTTCCAATTGTTGCAGGTGGAACCTGTATTACAATCGGCGGTGTTCCATTTGCACATGATGAGCAAAGTCATACTTCTGGTGGTGCAACGACTGGAACGGTACGTCTACTCGAAATTGGTGAAACTGGCTCATTCGAATTAGATGGTGTTGCCTACAAGTTGACTCAAGGTGATGTCAAACTTGGTACGGATGAAATTAGCTTTACACTTGATAAAGCCCTTCCTGCTGATTTCAAAGTCATTGTTAGTGTCATCGCTAACTATGAAGCGAAGGATGCACAGAACAAGTATATTTTAGCTGCGCCATCTATTGACACTAAATTAGAATACTCAAGCGTTACTGCGCATGGTATTCGCGCAATTTACACCGCGACCATTGATGCATTGACGCAAATGCAAAATGAATTGGGCGTAGATGTACGTGCAGCATTCGTTGCTGTAGTTATTGCCAAGTTAATGCTTGAACAGAATGTTCGTTTATTATCCGAAGCAAAAGCACGTGCCATTGGTACTAAATCTGTACGCCGAGTGGATTTAACTCGCGGTTCAGATATGACCCAAGCTTTCAACAATACTTCACAATTAGCGGCTGAAATCTTACCTGCTTTAGAAGAGCAAAAGCGCCGTATTATTGAAAAATCATCATCGCAGCCTTCAGGTTTTGACCATTATGTATCTGGGTCATTGGGTACATTGGTACGTGTACTGGCTGATGATACAAACTTCATCCCAAGTGGTCTAACACTAGGCATGCCTAACTCAATCGTGCGAATTGGTTCACGTGGTACAGATAATTATTACTACATTCCTGCCGATGCGGGTGTGGTAACTGAAGGTGAATTAAGTATTTCAGTCGGCGGTCAGCCTACATCTGTCCGATATGGTGAAATCCTAACCATTGCCCGAAATGAACAAGCACCTAAGGCGGTCTTTATTGGTCATATTGCTGTGCCTGTACTTACCGATGACGTTCGTTCTCAAGTATTCGAGCAGGGTGTTACGTTCTTTACCCGCCAAGCTTGTCAAACCAACCGTAATCCACGTTTTGGCGGTCAGGTCGCGGTAACACAAGTGCTTAACCTTCCTAAATCAATGACAACTGAAGCATAAGTTTTTCAAATGGCGCGTTTAACGCGCCATTTGCCTTTATTTTTCAATTTCTGGTAGATCGTTATGACAACAGCACAAGAAAACAATGACACTGGTACAGTGCCAACTGAAACCAAAGCCAAAACTCGCAGCAAAGCTAAGGCTCAAACTCAAGCTGAAACCATTGCTGCGGAAGAAAGCAAAACTGCGGGAAGTACAACGGCGACCACAGATGAAACCAAAGCTGCTGAAGTGAATGGGTCTGATGATGAAGCTTTGGCTTCAGATGCTTCAAAAACTGAAAATGAAGGTCTTAATTCATCTGATGGTGCTTCTGCCAATATAGGCGATACAGATGTAAATACGCCGACTACTGAAGGTGAAGCTTTGGCTTCTCTTAATAATTCAAATGCACCTAAACTGGCCGAGACAACTGAAAACACTACTCTAAACGGAGAAGACAGTACAAGCCAAGATGCATTAACGGCATTCCAGTTGCGTGTAAAGAACCGTGGTAAACGTGCAATTTGCCATGTTTCTAAAGCTACCATTCCTGAAGGTGAAACAGTCGTTATTACTTATCAAAGTGTAGGCCAGAAAGACCTAGCACGGGGTAATTTCGAGCAGATTAATGCCCTTAGTTTTGGTGGTAAACGCTACATTGTAGAGGGTTAATCTATGCCAAATTACGTTTTATCCGCTACTACAAGTGATATGCGAATTAGTTTAAGTGATTCGCCGTCTCCTCCTATGGTTGGTAATCCTATTTTTAACTTGTATTTTACTTGTGCGAATTATTTTGATGATTCAGTTCAAGCAAAAGTATCTGTAAGTCAAACAGGCCAATCACTTACGCCAGAATCAATGAAGCTTAATATTGCGTTTTTTGATTCAGATACAGACGACAGTATTTATAAGTTCACAGGATTTTTGAATCCTAATGAAAAGGCATCTAACTCTATCGTTTCCATTGTTGAAGCGAATAGTGATTTCAGTGACGTTGAACTGGACTTTTATCCTGGTACTAATTTTTCTGGGGCTACTGGTGCAGACTATTTCAATGCCTACAAGGGGTTGGACCGAAATTACATCTTAATTGATGTTCCAGTACAAGAAATTAGTCATGCACCTGATATCTATCAGCTTATTACAAAGCAAGATGTGCCCCCGACTATCATGTATACACAGTTTACGGACAACCTATCTACGCTTACCGAATTGATGAAGGTCGCAAATAAACTGAATGTACGTTTATATGTTGAATTGGACCCTTCATTGACTATAGACCAAGCATTATTGACGGGTGAAGATCTTTCTTTATTTGATCATCATGTGGCTTTTATTTGGTCGCCTATTCGTGCGCGCCCAATTAATGCCGAAGATGCTAAAGGCAAGAAAGTTCCCCGTCATACAGGTGGTGTGTTATTGGCTTATAACTTGAAGCGTTATGCCAATGTCAATCAAGATGGTATTCCTGCAATTCACCGTCCAGTCGCAGGCTATGACTTTCCAATTAACTTTATTGGTATTGAGCAAAATCCAGATGTGGTTATTGATGACGAAGCCTTAAAAGCCTTGGCTGAAGTGCGAATTAATGTGATTCAGCGTGAAAGCTACCCTGCTGGTGTTCGTTTTGTGCTTGCCGACTGTTTGACGGCATACGGTGACAATACCAGTGTGCTGAAGTTGATTAATGCATCTGAAATTTCAATGTTTATCGACAACCGTCTAAAGCAAATCTGTAAGCGTCATTTATTGAAAGATATTGAGGCAACAATTACAGATTCATTAACTGAAGGGCAGCGTTTTATGGATGCTTGTACTTCAAAAAGTCGTCCCCTACTTAGGAAGTCTAAAGTAACTGGCAATTACTACACACTTAATATAACGCCACGTGAAGATCGCCCACATGATGCTGTAAATCTTGCATCGTCATACTTGCCGCAGGGCACGGGCCGTCAAGTCTATATGGATACTGAAGTAACAAAATAAGGTGAACAATATGTTTGGACAAATTGGACCAATTTTCCCTGAATTACAAGTACGCACAACTGAAAATGCAATGCTTGATAGTGCATCAGGGCAAATGCTTGAAACACTAGGTGACGTAGGCTTAAATCTTACGGCATTAAATTCTGAAATTCAGTCTGTTCGTATGGCTGCATTGGCTGTAGTCAGTGGTATTGCCGATGCAATCATTGAAAAAGATTTAGATGAAGGTGAATTGCCATCTGACCGCCTTGATGCACTTTTAGCGGGTCTGTCTTCAGATGAAAGTGGTGAAGAAATTGACGTTGATCAAGCATCAATGGATATTTTAATCGCAAACGTACAAGATGCATTCGCTTCACTTGGTGTAGCTGATTCTGTGATTGCAACCATTTTTAGCGATGATCAAAACGCTGATGAAGCAATTGAGCTTGCTGCTGAAACTGTTGAATCCAATATGCCAACAGGTGACGATAAACAAGAATTTATTGACTTGTTTGTATATGGTGAACCGCAAGAAGAAGATGGTGAAAATAGCATGTTAGACGGCGTTTCACTGGGTAAAACCACAACTAAAAGTGGTAAATTCGGGAAAGTGGTCTACAAAGCTGTTAAGGCTATTCGTAATGGCCATGTTGCCATAGTCAACAAACGTGTGTCTGGGAAAGTACACCAGTCAGCCAAACAGCGTATGGCTTTGGCTAAAGCCCGCCGCAAATCAAATACATCTGCTTCGATTAAGAAGCGAGTACGTTCATTGAAAAAAGCAAAACAAATGAACTTCTAAAATGTTCATTTAAACATTATGTTCATTTAAACAAGACCTGCTTAAAGGCGGGTCTTTCTATATTCAAGATTTGCTAGGGATAAAATCATGTTTAAGCAACAAGAAAGCCAAAATTGGGACAAAACAGTACCAGATCATTTACAAGGGCTTAAAAATCAAATTTGCTCAATCCTCAATCGGCCAATAGATAAAGATGCACTTAATATTGTAGGAACGGCACTCAATCGAAAAGAAGTTGTACAAATTTATGGATGGAAATCACCAATCCAAAGCCACGTAGACAATACGGGATTAATGTTTTTTATGCCGATTTATATTGCTGAAGGCTCAGAAATATTAGTTTATAACGATCAGGAAATACAAATGCAGGTTGGCACCATGTACCTGATTGATGATTCTATAAAGCACCATACAGTCGGTGGCGATAATGTGGTCGCACTATTTAAAGGATCATTTACACAAGATGAAATTACCGATGAACTGTTTAATCAAGTCATGCAGGACTTTGAAGCTTATTTATCACCTAAATAATGCTCAAATGAACAGACTAAGGCTCATCAATGGATGAGCCTTTTTATTATGGAATAGTGAAAAAAGGGAGTATGTAACTTCAGCCAAAATAAGCCATATCGAAATATATGTGGATTATATGTCATGGCGAAATTTGTATTGGCTGAACTGTCTGAAAAACATGAATTAGTAAAAATGATGACGGAAACATTACAGAATGCGACAAAACAAACTGTTGCCTTTATCAGTGTGGATAAAATGGTTAAAAAACTGGGGGTTGCAACCAAGCAAATTAACTTTAATTTTGAGGAGGGGCAGTCCTTATCATTTGTTTTGCGTACTGATGGCGATGTAATCAAACATTCATTGAATAATAAAAATATCCCGCTGTTAAAGGTTATGGACTATGACAAATTGCCAGAGTTTAAGGCAGGCTTAGAGGACTTGGCTCTAAAACTTAAATCAAATCAAGAAAAATTCAATATTAAACGCCAGTCTGCGCGGGTCATGATTCCCCGTGATAAAGCGCCGTCTCCTACAGTGAAAAAGCGTATCGCTATGGCCCGTGAAACTTTGAAAGAGCTTGGTGAACAGATCACACAGAAACAAGCATCTTTGCAACAAAAACGACAAGAACTCGAAACATTAAAGGTAGTTTAAGCATGAATAGCATTGTTCTTTATAGCATCATTCTATTTGCAGCATTAATGCAATGGGGATATATGCGTTATGTTCTAAGTCGTGGTTATAGTGCGAGTTTTATGAAAGTTAGAAGAACCAAAAACTTAGAGCGCCTATTTAATGAGCATAAGGCTCTTTTATATGTCAAAGCAGTTTTTATCCTTATATGTATCTTGATGATTGCAACCAGTAGCAAAATGCTGCTTGATTTGTTAGGGCTTCATGATTGGGTAGCTAAATCGGTAAGTACTGCAATCCTTATTCTTTTTAGTAAGGACCTGCTTTACTTCCATTTAGTAAAATTTGTATTAGAACGGGAATCCACAGAATGAATCTGATTTTTGATGCAGATGACATTAAGGGGATGATCGAGCACTGGATGAGAACCCCACCAAATGGCTATATCGGTGTGAGTTATGGCCGTAATCCACGGGAATTGTTGAATCGTCCAATGGATGAAGATATAGCAGATACATATTTGAGTTGGATGCGTGAAGATATTCCAGTTCTAAAACAATTAAGTAGCGGTGATTTGAGCATTGTTTCTGAAAATGTCGGGCATGACCGTAAGAATTTTTTTATCAGCATTGGCAATACGATTCTTATTCCAATTCAGTCTGATGTAGAAGAAACCGTTGTAGGGGTATAGCATGCCAACATTAAATAAAATTCAACAAGTTACATTAATTGCTTTACAACAATACCCCGATATTTATGCACGTTTTAATGCGGGTGATCGGCGTATCACCGCACCAATTATGGCAATGCAACACATGCTCGCAGAGCTTGGCCGTGATGTGGATGTGTCAGAAATCGAACCTTTTGTGAAGAGTCGGGAAGCCACAATTCTTGCAGATGCAAGTAATAAGGGTATCTTGCCATTGGGTACGCCGTGCCAACATAAAGTATTAATCGAAAATAAAGGCACCCAGCGATGCACGATCTCAAGCGGTCGTGTCTTTGAGGATGGACAAGGCAGGCCGTGGCGTTTCCTGCAAAATGCTGAAATACAGGCAGGTGAATCAATCGAGGTCCTTGCTGAACAGTCGCAAGTCAGAGAAGTCAAAAAGACCATTATTGAGAGCATTCCATTTAATCAATTTTCACTTCCAATTGAAGATGATATGTCGCTTGTTTCTATGCATGTAAAGGACCAAGACGATAATGTATATAGCTTCAAAACTAGATGGATGAATACTTTAGCGGGTGATTATGCAATTACACTGAAGACCAATTCTCTACGCGAAATTATTCTTGAATTTGGTGATAGTGAGCGGTTTGGCCGTACTTTACAGGCGAATACAACTTTAACGATCAATTTGATTGAGACCTATGGTGAAGTTGAAGTGACAGCACTTAAAGAAGCGACTCTTCAGCAAATTAATAACTCAAATGAAAGTAAGCTGAAATTTAAGTTCAAGACAGATGGATTAATTCGGATGGGTGCAAATCCATTAAGCATTAACCAAATGCGTCTTTTAGCGTCATACCCTGCTTATGATGATAATTCTGTTTTTCTTGGGAACTTTAACTTCACTGTCCGTAAGAACTTCATGACAAGAACACACTTTATTAATGTGTGGAATGAAGCAATTCATGAACAGCACTTTGCAGCAAGCTATGAAAATATTAACCATCTTTTTGTAAGTTTTGTGCCAAAAAACAACGGCGAAAAGGCATTAATGCAGGATGAAATTGCACAGCTTATTGCCCGCATGGATAACTTGTATTCAAACGGTCGCACCAAGTTTATTCAACATGAAGAACGTCCATTTAAGATTTTTATCTCAGCGAACCTTTCACCAGTACATGATGACCAAGCAGTTAAAGAGCAAATAAAGGCTTTATTGCTTAGTAACTATGGTAAAGAGCAAATTGCATCAAGTTATTATCAGTCAAATGGTTTTAATACACAGGAAATTAGCAAGCTGATTAATAAAAATATTGCTGCATTTCAGGACCGTCAGTCTGATTTTAAAATCGCAATTGAGGACCTAAACGCAAATAAAATTAAACCCAATCAGTGGCTTTTTATCAGTGAATCTAGCATCACATTTGACATTAAACGCTCAAGCGGTGAAGGGGAAGGTTTATGGGCGATTCTATAGAACTTTTGCAGCCCTACAGTTATTCATTTGCGGGTGATGATGATGAAAAAGTCCTGAAGGAAATATTTATCACTGTATTTAATGAGCTTTTTGGTGATCAGATCAAAGATATTCATAGTTATGGTATGCCACACTGGGGAAGTGCGAATGTTGTAGAGCGCTTCACCAAGCAGGACGGTCTTGTTGTTGTTCGCCGTCCGACTGCAAGCGACTTGATTATGCGTATTATTTACTCAAACTGGAAATCACTTTCTTCACGCCGTGGACTGGCATTCTTAGAGTTTGTTTTGCAGATGATCTGGGCTAATCAGTGGCAGATTAATCGGCTTTATCACAGTACAGAGCGCCTATCTGCATATCCATCGTTATCTACTCCAGATCAGACGATAAACTCTTTTCTAACGTCCCGTATTACGATAACGATCAATCAGGATGTAGATGTAAAAGAAATCCTTGAGCTATCCCCAATGATTTCAAAGCTTGTACCTGCAAATATCGTGGCTAAAGTTACATCTGGTCTAGATTTGGGAGATACAGCACAGCTTGGTATTGCTGCGGGATGCATGCTCTATGCTGCACAAAATCTAGAATATTTTGGCGATCTAGGGTCTATTCAAATTCCGTGGACCGACTGGATGGTTGGACGTAATTTTGAAATTACGAGGGATATTGTTAAGTATGATGGCTTCAAAACCGACTTGATTCAGGTTATACGCTCACATGCGTTCTATAACTTGCGTACGTTAGCGCTTACTTTGCTTAAAAGACCAGAATTCCAGACCATGACAGGCGTATGGTATGCGGTCCTTGCTATTCATCAAGCCATGCTATCCATTGAATTTGATACGCCAAATTCTTTAATTAAAGTATTCATCATGCCTGAAGTAACAGATGAACTAACTGCGGCTGATGTGCTACTGGCCCGAATAAAAGCCAGTGGTAATGAGGTTTATGTAGGAAAGACAAGCTATAACGTACTTCTTTCGTTCATGAAGTGGGTGTATCAAGCAAATAGTATTTATAAAGCGGTCCCTGCTGATATTAGTGTTACACAAACATTTGCATATTCAGCAAATAACAATGTTTTAAGCTATGACAGCTTTTTAGATGCAGCACAAAAGCAAGTTGCGGATATGGTTCAAACGGAACCCACATGGGCTGATTATGTACTGGGTGATTTAGTCCTTGATAGCGAAACGCCTGAAACTGTTGTTTATATGCAAAACTATGAACATGAAGGAATACAGCATCAATACATGATCACGGTCAATCTTATTGATAACCCTAATTTTGTGTCTGAAAGCGCCGTGAGTAGCGTAGAAGTCCCGCAAGAAGATTTACACAATATTATTGCACTTGTACGCGAAAAGGCCGAAATAGAGGGAAATACAGCGATTGAAGCTACTATAACGCAAGCCGTTAAATCTGCTTATGCCAAAGATGAAACTTATACAGCGACCAATAGCCTTTATGCTTCTGCTTTAGTTGATCTAACTTTTTTGGATGCAGTAAATCAAATTTTTGAAAATATGTCTGCTTCAGGAATTCAATATTCAACGGCGAAAGCATATTTAGCAAAAATTGCAGACAGCATTTTCGCTGAAAATGTAAATGAGCAATTCATTAAAATGAGTGACCTTCAGCCACAGTTAGAAAGTAACCAATACCTTTCTGCAAGCTAAAGCAAATCTAGGAATACTCAAAAAAGCCCTAATTTAATTTCCTCAGAATGGCTATAAATCAATAAAAGGTTTATAGCCATGCTTCAAAATTTCATTCAAACACATCGAGACTACTTTGGTGATGGCGTTGCAGCACAGCAACTTGGTGCTGCAATGCTGCAATCTAGCGGCATGGTTGTACCTGATGCTATGCCTAGTATCGCGCTGTTTATTACTACTTCAAGTAGCCCTGTATTAACCAATAATGAACCTGCTGATTTTAACTTAGCAGGTGGCGGGCAATTTCATGTACCTGGTGCACCAAAAAACCGCTATGAGGGGCAATGGGGGATTATTGAAACTGATTTAGGCGCAGTACGTGCCTTTGCACAGCTTATTGCATCAATGGGTGGTCAAACAAATTGTTGGTACTACGATGGCCGTGAGGGTCGCTTTATGCGGGCACACCGCTTAACTAATTGCGCCATTACCTTTGAAAACATTGATATTGATGGTGAAGGCGTGAGCACAGTTCAGCGCTGTCAGGCCAGTGTGAAATATAACTACTATGGACAACAAGCAGAATTAGGTACTGTGAATAGTGTTGGTCAGATTAGTGGTGCAACAAAAGGGGTTGATGAAGTACTTCAACGTTCACAACAAGTACTGAATACTATTTATGCAGGCAATACCCTAGTCAATGCAATTCGAGGGTTATTCTAATGCTGCTACAGCCTGTAAATGAACAGGGTGAAAGCCAAGAAAGTGAAGCAGGTTCAATTGCTTCACTTTCCGATGCGCTTTTTACTGAATATGGGCTTTCTGGGTATTCTTTGACCCCTGAAGATGTAGAGACAGCGCTCATTGCTGATTTCAAAGTATATGCAGCATGGGGGACTACTACAGCCCAGTTAAAAGGTACACCCTCTCAGTTGAATAGAGACTATGTGATTTCACTCAGTGAATGGGGGCTAATTGAGCCTGTTATTCGTGCGCATTGTGAGCTTATTCAGGCTCAACGTGTAGAAGGCACTGGTTCATTGGGGGGTGAGCGTTTTGGTTTATCTGTTTCTGAAGCAACTGCAAACTATAAGGAAGCTAAAGAAGACCTTAAAAAGAATGCCTTTGTAGAAGCTCCGTTTACTTTTACATTTTAGGGGGGTAGTTTATGCGGGTCATGCTATCAAATGGTAACTTTATCGGCACAGATAAGTTTATCAGCGGGTCTTTGCGAACTGACTGCATACCCGTACCGATTAGCTTAGAATTTCAAGTCATTCTTGATGAAGAAATTGATGCACAGCTTCAAGATGACAGCATCGTTAAGATTGGTGATGATTACCTTGAGTTGGTGATCGTAAAGCGTGTAGTACAAAACACAGGCATATTAAGAGATGACAAGCTGCTTACCATTGGAGCTTATATTGCCTTACTAAATGGCTGTGAAAAACTGATTAAGCCCACAGCGCGGGCTGTTTTTCTGGAAAATACATCTATAGGTTCATCATTGCGGGCCAGTGGTAATAAGCTGAAGATTCTAGAAGATGTACCTTTAGAGAAATATTTTTGTGCAGTCGGAGCTACTCCGACTTATGAAATTGCACGTAAATGTGGCGAAGAAGCATGTGTAATTTTTGGGTCGAAGAGCGGGAAAATCGTAGTAAAGCGCCTATCTCAAATACTCAATGCTGAACCTAAAGCCACATTTGATGAATCAAGTATTCAATGGGTTGCTAATCAGGCTCAATTAGATCATTCAATACCAACATACCAGACGTTGAATGCTGATGGTTCAACTGTTGAAGGTGAGCTTAAATCAGGCTCTAGAACTGGTTTTTATCCGAATTTGGATGCACGGCGTGTTAAAAATCTAAGTACTGCGTTGGTTACACGTGGAACCATTCTAAGAACATATAACCCTGATTTTATGGCAGGTGATGTAGTTGTAGTCGGTAAGAAGAAATACGTCATTCTAACCAGTGCTCACCGCTTTGATACGGGCAATTTAGGCAAGCCAAGTGTTTCTGCAACCAAGCTATGGCTTGCTGAAGTGGTGATCAAATGAATAAGAATTATTTAGGTGATTTCCCTGCAAAAATTATCAGCTATGATGCTGATTCACGCACAGCTAGAGTGACTATTCCTTCTGTCACAGATGGCTTGGATGAGGGGATAACAGCAACTTTTGCGTACCCTATTGGGGATGACGATTTAGATACAGAACGTCAAATATTACCAGGTGCAGATTGCTATATCTTTTTCCTTCAGGGCGACCCATATAGCCCTGTTATTTGGTCTTTCCGTTCACATGGTAAGGGGGCTGTAGTTGATACGCGCCGTATCCGTCAAAAGAATATTGAGCTATTGGCTTCTGCCAATATCACCTTGCAAGCTGAAGAACAAATTACCTTAAAAGCCAAAAAGTTGGTAATTGATGCCGAAGTAGTTATGAAAAAGAAGACTACTTTAGAAGACGATCTTACGGTACAGAAGAAAACAACATTGGTTGGAGGTGCTTCAATCAGAGGTGTTGAATTTGATGATCACGGTCATGATGGTGTTAAAAATGGTGAAGGTGTTTCTGGTGGAGTACATGGCTTATAGGAATACTGAAAAATCAGCATTTTTAAAACAATGAGAATAGAGCCTAGTTATAAACATAATTGGGCTTTTTTAATGAATGTTGGAAAGTTTTTATCAAATATCTTATCTGAACGTCGTTTAGAGCAGAGTATTACACCAACTTCCAGAATATCTGATATCAGTGAAGTGTACGAAAACTTTGAGCCTTATTCATTGGGGGTTTATTACGGGGATAAGCTTCAACGGCGCGA